CGCTTCAAAGGCGGCTAGAAGGCCGATTGAGGCGAATTCGGTACGAATAGGCAGACGAAGCCCGAAAACCTCTCAAATCGCCGCTGAACGGCTTTTACCCCGCACAGGAACCAAGCGCAAGATGGTATTTGACTTGATTAAGGCGGCAGGCGATGTAGGACTATGCGACCACGAAATCGAAGACTTAACTGGCTGGCTTCATCAATCCGCTTCCTCAATCCGAAACGGACTTATGAACGATGGCTGGATTAAAGATTCAGGCAAAAGAAGAAAAACACCTCAAGGGAATGGAGCGATTGTATGGATATCGATGGAATGAGAGTAGAAGGATGGATTACTAGAACGCCTGTAATTGAAGAAGGTAAAGATATTCTGTATGGAGTCTTTGAAGATAAGCAGTCGGCAGAAGAATGGGCAAAGAACTGTTTGCCTACAACAACTGTCGAGCCAATTTTTACCCCAGCGTTCAACAGGGGGTGAGAAATGACTTTCAATGGATGGAAGAACCGAGAAACTTGGAATGTCGCATTATGGCTAGAGAACACCGAAGAGTCTTACAAAGCCATAGTTGAGTTTATGAAAGATTATCACGGAACGGCTCCTTACAAAGACTTTCTTCTTGAGTCAGGCTTAAGCGTTCAATCTACTGGCGATGGGACTAAGTACTTTGATGAGAAGTTAGATTATGTTGCGCTCAACGAGATGATGCTTGAACACAGACCCGAAGGACATAAACCGACACGCCGATAGTTTCTAAACCATAGTTTCCAAACCGTGTTAGCATTATGTTCCAAGGAGGCTAACTATGACCTTGTATGCAACAACCGCTGTTCCATCACTTGATTTTTTAAGTGGTGTGGAAACATTACAACGCATTTTACAAACCCATACACAAGTTGCTAGTGCTGCTTATGATGACGACACACAAACAATCGTTGCAGTATTAAAAACTGAAGGAGGGCATTTGGCTCTTGATTCAGTACGCGACACACTAACTCGTTATCAATTACCATTTAATGAAATGCGCTCATTTGCTTATGCCGTTCACAAGGCACAAGAGATGGCACACGGACATCAGGTAGTTGAAATTGGCGATTATCGGTTGGAAGATTCCTCTATCATTTAATACAACTGCTAGACTTTTAGAGTTGTAAAAAGATAGACAGCGCTCGCCAAAGCCATTGGCGAAAGCAAAAGCCCTTCAACCGAAGGCACTTGCATCTCCGCTTTGTGACCCAACAAACGAGCCTGTAAGAACTCCGTCGATTGGTGAACGGTGAATCTCACTAAATATGAAAACCCTTTTGTTATCTCAATACTTGCCGCAGTTATCGGAATCGGAATTGGCGGCTACTTTAATCAAGAACAAGTCGTAGTAACGGCTCCTGTTGTAGTCAAGAAAGTTGAGCCGACTCCACTCAACCCTCAAGAGGCTCGCCTTGTAGCAAAGAAGAAACTTGCTGACTATGGCTGGACAAACAAGAAAGAGTGGAAATGTCTTAACTGGGTATGGGGTAAAGAATCTGCTTGGAACTATAAAGCCGTTTCTCCAACTAAGGACCACGGAATCCCTCAGCGCAATATGCCAAACCACACAACTACTGAAAAGATTAACTTCCTTAAAGACCCAGTAAAACAAATTGAGTGGGGACTTGGCTATATCGAACACAGATACGGCTCCCCATGTAATGCAAAATCGTTCAAAGAACGCAACGGCTGGTATTAAACTAAGGTTTAGTTTTTTGAATTATGGAGTCGCTAGGGACTTTTAAGGGATTTATCTTTTAGACTTCCCAGCATGACCACAATCGTTGCTGTCCAATTCGCCGATGGCGTTGTTATGGGTTCTGACTCTCTTGTTACTGCTGAACGAAAGTACAACCATCCAAAGATGGTTAAAGTAACTACAACTGGTCCATACATGATTGCAGGAAGCGGTGAAGTAGCGGCTTGCGACATTGTTCAACATATATGGGAACCACCTATTCCTACTGTGGCAGACAAGAAAGACCTTTACCACTTTATGATTTCAGTAGTTATCCCATCTCTTAAAAAGAGTTTTAAAGAGAACGAGTACAAGTGGGATGCCGAAGATGATGAAACTAAGTTTGCTTTCTTGATATCTATTGAGGGCGAAGTCTTTGAAATAAGTGATGATTTATCTGTTTGTCTTGATGCCGCTGGTATCTATGGAGTTGGTTCGGGTTCATCTTTAGCAATAGGAGCACTCAAAGCACAAGCCGATATTCCAACTGCATTACAAATCGCTTCAGAGATAGACCCTTACACCGCGCCGCCATTTACTTTTCATACTCAAAAGAAACCGATTATAAAGAAAAAGGCTGTAAAATAAGTTTATGGCTATCCCATTTATTACTCACGATGTTGCTCGCTCTATCTATGAATACGCTGGCAAAGACGGACTTCCACACTTTGAAGACTTGCCGCCAACTGTGCAGATTTCGTATATTGAAGAAGCAGAAGCCGCCCTTAAGTCTGTTAGCAAACATATTAATTTTCTAGCCACACAAGTAGAACCCTCAGAAATGCAACCTATTGTCGTATCAGTAATGTTGGCGTTATCGGAAACATTAAAACCCAACCATGGTTGATTCGAAAGTTTATCGTTGTAAGTGTGGGGAATGGCTTTATGAAGACCAAGAGTGCACAGTTTGCGACATTTTAGATAATCGTTACAAGAAACAAAAAGGCTGACCTGTAAGTTACTCTTAGTCTTAAGAGAAGGGTCGTTATGGACAACGAAGCAGAAGCACAATTAGACGCAGTCAATAATGCTGTTCAAGGTCTTGCGACCCTTCTCGATAAAGAAGGAGCGATGTGTACTACTTGGCTTTTAGTGAGCGAGTGGATAGACAGCGAAGGCAATTTCTGGTTTAGTACTCACTCAGAGCCCGAGTTACCAATCTGGCGAAAGAATGGAATGTTGCAACACGCCATAGATAGTGGCAGTATGCAGCACTACATAGACCAAGGAGTTCCAAACGATGAAGGCGATAATTCTTAGCCTTGTTACAGGTATTGCAGTTGGTTCAGTCTTTACATTATTAAAGTTTCCAATCCCAGCACCGCCAACCGCCGCCGGAATCGCAGGTGTAGTTGGAGTTTATTTAGGGTTGGTATTAATGACTTTCCTTTGGAAATAATTAATGGGAACAGCAGTCGGCTCAATGTATTCATATCTTCAAACTGGATTTGATGGTAGTTATTTAATTGTTGGCTGGTTGATGTTTGTTGGGCTCATTGGAACAATGTGGCTCGGACGCAATTTGTGAAGTCATCACCGCCTCCTTATCCACCAACAACTGGTTTTGAACCTTGTGCAATAACCGACCCCGAATTATTCTTTCCTGAACGGAATAACAACTTCATAAAGATTACGGAAATCGCTAAAGGACTTTGTCGGACCTGTCCTATACAGTTGGCTTGCCGTTCTTATGCACTCGGGACAGATGTTGAAGGTATATGGGGCGGCACAGATGAAAAAGAAAGAAAGGTAATACAAAAAAGAGATGAGATTGAGCCTTATAAATTAATGAAGGCTTTTGCTCATTTCTTACCCTAATCGTGCTTCGGCACTATCTCGCTAGAAGAAAAGGAAACAAATGTCCGTACCAGTAACTATCGTTGGCAATTTAACTGCCGATGTTGAACTTAAGTTCACACCACAAGGTAAAGCAGTAGCAAAGTTCTCTGTTGGCACCTCTGAAAGATTTAAAACACCTGAAGGTAATTGGGATTCAAAGAACCCAACTTTCTGGAACATTATTGTTTGGGATAAACAAGCCGAATATGTAGCCGACTCAATCGGTAAAGGCGATGAAGTAATTGTCTTTGGAAAGGCTTACACAACCTCTTGGGAAGATAAGAAAACAGGAGAGAAGCGTTCTCGAATGGAAGTAACTGCTACAAAGGTAGCCGTTTCATTAGCAAGAGCGGTAGCAAAAGTGGACCGCTATCCTTATCAAAAAGTAGCAAGTAAAGAAGATAATCCTTGGAGTAATGGAGTAACTGTTACAGGTGGCGGTTGGGCAACCACGCCATCAGACGACATTCCTCCTTTTTAAGAAACTTAATTACGAAGGGAATGTTATCCTTTCGTAATATGGAACCAACAACTCATTCAGAGGAACTGACCCCCCTTGTTGTATCAGCGATTAGATTACATGAAATCTATAAATCGCTTCTCGAGGGTGGGTTTTCTTCGGACGAGGCGTTATCCTTAATCTCTAAAATGACTAAATCGAACGATTAGGAAACCCCATGGCAAAGCCTGACTTAAATGAATTAGGTACTACTGGTCTGCGCCGTAGTGGCGGTTTCATTACTGAGGAATTTTTAAATCAACTTCGTGGCCGCAGAGGACTTCTTGTCTATCGAGAGATGGCAGACAACGACCCAGTTATCGGTTCAATCCTTTATGCAATTGAAAAAGTAACTCTCCGTCTTGATTGGAGAATTGACCCTTACGATGATTCTGACGCAGCAAAAGAAATAGCAGAGTTCGTTGACCAATGTTTAGAAGATATGAGCGACTCATTTGACCAAACACTTGCTTCAATTCTTTCAATGCTCATCTATGGATTCTCGTTCCACGAAATTGTTTACAAGGTCCGTGGTGGAGATGTTGATGACCCTAAGCGTAAATCTAAATACAAAGACGGAAAGATTGGTTGGCGTAAGTTCCCAATTCGTGCTCAAGAAACTTTAAACAACTGGATGATGGACCCAGAAGGCGGTATCCAAGGCTTCCGTCAAATTGACCCAACAGGTGGCGGCTTTAGAGAAATCCCTATTGAAAAAGGTTTGCTATTCCGTACAACTGTAAATAAAAACAATCCTGAAGGTCGTTCATTACTTCGTAACTGTTTCCGTCCTTGGTATTACAAGCGCCGTATCGAAGAAATTGAAGCAATTGGCATTGAAAGAGATTTAGCAGGACTTCCTGTTGCTAAAGTTCCACCTGAGTATTTATCGAGCGGTGCCTCAGCGGCACAGCAAGCGGTGTTGGCAGAGATTACAAGTATCGTTCAAAACATTAAGCGTAATGAACAAGAAGGCGTAATTTTCCCTAAGATGTATGACGAGAACAATAATGAAATGTTCTCTCTCGAATTACTTTCTTCAGGTGGCACTCGCCAATTTGATACAGACAAAGTAATTTCTCGTTATGACCAAAGAATATCAATGTCGGTTCTAACTGACTTTATCCTTCTTGGACATGAGCGAGTTGGTTCGTTCTCTCTAGGCTCACAAAAGATGGACCTATGGACAATGAGTATTGATGCTATTGCTAAATCAATTGCAGAAGTATTTAACCAGTATGCAATTCCTC